GCGGCAACCGAAGCCGACAATTGCGCTGCGGAAAAAGACAAGGCCACGCCATTGCTGGCGACATGCTTGCCGGGCCTGAAAATCTGGATTGGTTTTTTCATGCCGCCATTGTGAGGATGGCGGCGAGGTGAGTTAAGGCGGAAAGGGTTCCGGGGGAGAAAATGCGGAGGTCTTTTTTACCTTACCTGAACATTGCGTAAATGTAAAATTTTCCCCTTTGGTAAAAGGTGCAGTCCAGATAGGGCAAAAAAATCCAAGCAGAGGCCGTTAAACCGCCGTTAAAAACGCGCGGTGGGATTTTTGGCTACCTCAGGGGCTTGGCAGGGAGAAAAAACGCCGCAAGGGCGTTTTGTGCGATGTTGGGTTTTTTGGAGTGCGCGGGCACGACCGCGCCTGGGAAAAGTCACCCGCCGATCAGGTTGGCCAGATAATTATTGGCTAGGCCGAGTATGCTTGTTTCGGCCTCCGGTTGCAGGTTGCCCTGGGCGTCGGCTGGAATGGACGGGCGGGCAGGAATGTGAATGGTGTGCGCGCCTTGCTCAAACCAGCGTGCCACAGCGCGCTTGTGGCTGTCCTTGGCGAAAACCAACCCTTTGCCGCCAAAGCGCCCGGTGCGCAGCAAGTTACCCTGGGCATCGGTGCGATGGCGCACCAGGCGGCTTTGCGCTGCCTTGTTGATGTCACCGCCGGCATGCTGGATGGCCGCGTACTTCTTGTTGCTGCCGATCCACGCGCTGTCGGCATCGTGCCCTGGCGTGAACGACGCGGCGAGCTGGCCGCTCACCTGCATGATCTTGCCGGGCCACTTGCCTTTTTTAGCGCGCGCCTTGATGGTGGACGGCGCCAGCCCCAGCCATTTCGGGCGGCCTTCCGCCTCAAGGTTGGCTCCAGTGTGATGCAGGAATTCCATCGAGATACCGCTCGCCAGCGGAGACATGTCCTGCGTGCCATGTTCCACACGCGCCAGTCCGGCCAATGCGTTTTTGGCATCAATCTTGATTTCGTACACGCTCATCCCCTATAATCGCACCAGCCGGCTGTCCGCCGATGGGTAATGGCTAAACTGCACCGCAGCGAATTATGCAGGTTCGAGTCCCGCCGCCGGCCTTCACTCCATTTTCACGAACCGCTCCTCATCCAGCAATCTTCCCGCGCCGTCTTTCGTCGCCGGCAATCGGTAGGCGTTCACGATCGCATCGAGCTTGCCGTGGCGTTTGACATTGGCCGCCGCATCCACCGGGACGTAGACCAGCCCGCCGTCCCCACCCTTGGCCACATACACCAGCGTCTTGTGCAGCTTGTCCCAATACACCGCGTCCGGCTTGGCCACGACCTGCGGCAATGATTGATATTCGGCCAGCGTGAGCGCGATGCCTCCGGCGTGGTGCTTTTGGTTATCCGCGTGCACCAGGCGTTTTTCCGGCAGCGCCAGCACGCGCGCCGCCTCCACGCCGCCATTGTTGGCCTTGGCGAAATCGGCGATATCTTCGGACACGAAGCCCACCACCTGCGCATCATGCCCCGGCGCGCGCCTGGCCAGCGCACCGCTCACCCAATTCGCAAACACCTGGTGGCGCAGCCCGGAGTTGTTGATCGCCTGCACCGCCTGCACGCGGATCGCGCGATCCTTCACCGCGCTGATCTTGCGCATCACCTCGATGTCGTTGCCGAACGCGGCCTTGCCGGGGTTGTAGCTCCAGCCCGCATCCGGCGCGAACAGCTTGTCCTGGCCATCCACCTTGATGCGCAGCGCCTTGACGGTGGCGGCCGAACCATCCCTGAGCGGGATCTCGTGATCGATCAGCCGGCCCTCGGACGAGTCCACCGTATAGCCCTCGCGCTCGACCGCATCCGCCGTGAGCGGGCTGACCCGGCAGCGGCAGTTGAAGCCGTTGGGCGGGTAGTGCGTAGACCACAGATCATCGTCGTAGCGGAACACGCGGCCATTCATCGCGCGATGCATCGGGCGGGTGCGGCCATCCAGCACCGCGACGTATTGCCAGTACGGATGGCTGTCCGCGCTTTCCATCATCGAGCGGTAGCGCCCGGCCATGTAGGCGGTTTGCAGGTTGGTCTGGTAGATCGTCTTGAGGCGGCGCGGGCTGCCCAGTTGCGCGGTGCTGACTTCGCCGGTGAGGGTGTCGGTGTGCTCGGTCTTGCCCCACCAGCCCTTCGCCTGCAGGACGGGCGTTAATTTTTGCTTGAAATCGTGGAAGGTGGTGCCGTTGTTTAACGCATCGTCGAGCGCGCCGCGTATGTCCTGCAGGATGTCCGTGCGCAGCACCTTGGCCACGGTGAACGCCTTGGCCTGCTGTACCTGCCACAGGTCCTTCCAGCTCCAGGTGATGGCGTAACCCTTGGACTGGAAGGCCTCGATGGCCTTTTCCGGCGGCAGGCCGAACACGGCGGAGAGGGCAATCTTATCCATCACACGCCCGACAGATTCTTGACCCGCCACGTGTACTCGTCGTTGCACTCATCGTTGGCGCCATAAGTCGATCGCACCGTCATCAGCTTTTCCTCGCTGGCGTTGCTCGCGCTTTGGATCGCATTGTCCAGCGCGTCCAGCGTGATGGTAACCGTTGGTGCCGGCGTGACCGATACGTTTGTTTTTATTGCCGTACCCGTAGCCTTGCACTTTGTGCTGTACGTCACCGTCAATGGGGTGGCCGGCGCGCCGTCCTTATCGACAAACGACACAGAAACGTAGGCCGTCGACCGCTCGTTGACTAGATCCATGATGGAACCCTCCTGATTATCATGCTGCGCGCGGCCTGCATAAAAACAGAGCTGCGCACAGCCTGGGTAAATTGTATTCCGCGCACTGCGGCCGCGAATGACATAGATCTCTTGGTTTGAACAAACATCACATCCTCCGTTGCAAATGGCTGAATCTAATTGCGCGTTTGCCGAATATAAACCGCATCGCCGCGATGATCGCAGCAGCCACCGAGCCGACTCCCGCGCCGTATCCGCCTGCACCGATATTGCGCCCGTAACCATAGCCGCGACCGGGAATCATCACGCCAACCTGGTGGTGTGGTGCACCGGCGCGGTGCCGTTGTACAGCACCGTGCCGGCCGCGTCGGAATAGGCCATGCCGCTATACAGCAGCGTCGCGCCGTCGTCGTCGTAGATCTTGATCGTGCCATCCGCCGGATTCAGCACGTGCCGGTTCGAGCCGACCTTGATCAACTTCAGGGCATTGGCATCAGCCCACACCGCCGCCGCATTCTGCGCCGCGCTCGGCACAGACCCTCCGGATGTAACGATCGTCGCCGCAGCCGACCGCAATATTTCGATCTGCGGCCCGTTCGGCATCCACTTGATGACGTTGCCGTCAGCCCGATCGGTAACCACGTTGCCGCCCTCAATGGTTGCCCGGTAATCCCCGGCGTAGAACTCAAGTTGCCACGGGTCTTGTAATTCCATCGTGATGCCGACCTGCACCCCCGCGCTGAGCTGATCCTTGCCTGATGTTGCGATGATTACAGGATGCGCGATGCCGATGACATCGGCCTCGAAGGTGCGGATGTCGTTGACCAGAGCCTGCACATCCACCGCCGTCTGTGGCGATGTGATATGCACGCTCCAGTCGGCATAGTCAATGACCGTAGCCATGAGATCAGGTCGCTACAGTATCGGCTGTCCGAATTGCACTGACCGTCAGCCCGGTATTGGCCACCGTGCCGGTATTTTCGAATGGCAGGATGCCCTTCTTGCGAACCCTGGCGATGACCGGGAAGTCGGCGAAATAGGTCAGCGCCTTCGACACGCTCGTTCCGGTGGCCTGCTCGTCGATCACGGGCACATAGCAAGGCGTGCCCGCGCTGTAAACTGCCACAGCGGTCATGCCAGAGAACGTCTTGGTGGTGCGGTTGAGGCCGGTATAGGTATAACGATCCTCGCCTACGCGCAACACCCCGGTCAGCGGAATATCGACGTTGACGGTCTCGTTTACCACAACTGTCGATGCGGTTCTGCTTGCGATCGTGAACTGTATCTTGTCGATCACGCTGCTGCCGGTCATCGCCTCGGAAGAGATGGTCTGGCCGTTGTTGAGGTTGTAAGTACCCGTCCCGCCGGTGCCGGTGCCCAGCGACACGATCATCGTATTGGCGGCAACGCCTGCGCCGGTGATGATCTGGCCAACCTGCAATTTGCCGGAACCAACCGCCGATACGGTCAGCACGGTGGTGGAGATCGACGCGGTGAAGGATGCACCCGCCGAGCGTGCCAGCAGCACCCGGTCGCCAGATATTACAGAACCGACGGCCACGTTGATCGAGGTAGGCGCGGTGTAAGGCAGTCCATCCTGTGCGGTAAGCACGATGTTGTTGGCATCCGCCCCGGCAACGTTGGTAACGTACACGCCCTTCGCCATCGCCAAAGCTACGGAGGCAGCATGAACCAAGTCGGAAAAACCGAGCAACTA